TGATGTATGACGAATGTTTTCCTTTGAGTGGGTTAAAAGAATATCAAGATTACAAATATATAAATGATAAAGGTATAAAATTTTATTGGGCAACAGTTATTTTTTTTAGAAAATGTATTGAAAATGAAATTTTTTTTAATTTAGTAGCTCATGTAGAGGAATATTGGAATCATTATAAAAATTTATTTGGTATAAGTCAAACATTTTTTAGAAATGATTTTGCTTTTAGTATTGCAATACATATTATAAATGGATATAAACAAGGATCGTTTGTAAACAAAATGCCAGGAAAATTATTTTACATAACTGATAGAGAATTTTGTTTTAAATTAAATGATAATTACGCAACATTTTTAATTGAAAAGGAAAAAAATAATAGTAATCTTTATTTTGCTAATGTATCTAATTTAAATGTTCATATTATGAATAAATTTAGTCTTGAAAGATGTATTTGTGGAAACTGATAGGGGATTTGTAATTTATGCTGACGGAAGTGAACATATAAAACAAGCATATCTAGCAGCATTAACTATAAAATATAAAAATAAACAGCCAGTTTCATTAATTACAACAAAAAATAATTTAATAAGCCAAAAAATTTTGAAGTTGTTTGAAAATGTAATTACAATAGATGCTATGCCGGAAAATAGATATCATACTCTAAATAGGGCTAGAATATATGATTATACTCCATATCGTGCTACAATTGTTTTAGATAGTGACACACTTATTTTAGATAATTTAAATAATGTATGGGATTTTATCGATACATATGATTTTTATTATCCAATGTCAGTATATAACTATAGGGGAGAAAAAATAATAAATTGTGTTTACAGAAAAGCATTTAAGGCAAATAAATTGCCAAATGTTTACTCTGGAATTTATTATTTTAAAAAAACAGACAAAAGTGAACATTTTTTTAGTTTAATTAACTTGGTAGCAAATAATTGGAAGAATTTTTATGATATATTTTTAAAAGAAAAACAGCCTAAAAATCCTAGTATGGATGTTATAACTGCAATTGTATTTCAAATGTTAGATATTAAAAATTTTAATAAAAATTTTTTCCATTTTGTTCACATGAAAACAAAAAGTCAAGGCTGGAGATATTTTAATGGAGAATCGTGGTTGAGTAACATAGAATTTTATTTAGATAATAATTTTAATTTTTTTGTTGGAAATTACAAACAACATGGAATTTTTCATTATGTTAATAATGATTTTTTATCTGACGATTTAATTGCTAAATTTGAAAGTAAGCAGTAATGTTTTATATTTCCTATAATAAGAATACTTTTTTTGTCACACAATTTAGTAATGTTCCGCCAACTCATAATAATTATATTGTTTTAGAAAAAGAAGATTTAAATGGTATAGAAAATGCAAAAGGTAATTTATGCAATTACAAAGTTATATTTGATAAAATTTTATCTAGGCACGTTGTAATTAATACTAATAAAAAAAATTTTTACGATACTAGTATAAGATTAAAAAAAATTCCTGTAACAGATATAAAATCTACTTTTACAATAATTAACAATTTTAAAAAAAAATTATGGATTATCAAATATAATGCTGATTTCTCATTAGAACAATTACCAACAGATGCTCATATAAGTATTTGTGAAATAGATAATCCTAATAATTTAATAAGATTGCTTTCAATAAATTTAATTAAAGTTAAGACACAAAAAGAAATAGAAATACCTTTCTTATTTGATAAAGAAAAAAACCCAAACTTAATTAATATTTTTATAAAAAATACAATGCAAATATTTAATTACGTAATTTATAATGAATAATATTTTAAAAATATCAGAATTAGATTTTATATATCTTTCATATGATGAGCCAAATGCTGAAAAAAATTATGCAGATTTATTATTAAAAGTACCATGGGCAAAACGAGTTCATAACGTTTATGGATCAGATTCTGCTCATAAAGAATGTGCTAAAATAAGTGAAACAGATAGGTTAGTAATAATTGATGGCGATAACATTGTAGATATAGAATTTTTACATGAGCAAATTAGATTTAAAAAGAATGTTGATATAACAAAAAATGTAATTAGTTGGCCAGGAAGGAATATTATAAATGGCTTAATTTATGGCAACGGCGGTATTAAATGTTGGGACAAGCAAACCTTGCTTGATATAAAAACGCACGAGAATGCTGATCCGGATAATATACATGCACAAGTTGATTTTTGCTGGGATATAGAATATATTACAATGCAAAAGTCTATGAGTGTTGTAGAAAATAACTTTACACCTCAACAAGCATGGCGAGCTGGGTTTAGAGAAGGTGTTAAAATGTGTTTATTAGAAGGTGTTAAACCGTCTATAGAAGAATTTAATAAAATACATTGGAAAAATTTGCATAGATTATACATATGGTGTATGACAGGACAAGATGTAAAAAATGGAATATATGCTATATTAGGTGCTAGGCAAGGTTTGTACAAGACTATGTGTACCGATTGGAATTTTATAAATGTTAGAGATTTTGCTTATTTAAATTCTTTATGGAATGACGAATTAGCAGGTATAGATGAAGATAATGCTGTTGATCTCGCACAACATGTTGGAGATAAAATTAAACAAAATTTAGATATACCTATTTCTAGCTTGCCGTTAAGCATAGATCAAAGTAAATTTCATAAAACTACATTTACAAATAGCGTTAGACCAAAGCATCCTTGGTTAGCTACTGATAAAGAAACAGCAAGCTACGATATTGTAATGATCACATATAACGAATTAAATGGTGCAGAAAATTACAATAAATTAAAAAACAGATTTACAAATGTAAAAAGGATTCATAAAGTAAAAGGTATACATCAAGCCCATATAGCAGCCGCAGAGATATGCGAAACTGATATGATGTGGGTAGTAGATGGTGATGCTGAAATAGTAGAAGATTTTTGTTTTGATTATGTAGTTCCTGATACTGAAAAACAGTTTGTACATGTCTGGCGTAGCAAAAATCCTATAAATGATTTAGAATATGGGTATGGTGGTGTAAAATTATTACCTACAGATATGACACGTAATATGGATTTATCAAAACCTGATATGACTACAAGTATAAGTAGACATTTTAAGAAAATGGACGCTGTAAGTAATTATACACGTTTCAATACAGATGAATTTACTACTTGGCGGAGTGCGTTTAGAGAGTGTTGCAAGTTAGCAAGTGCAGTAATTGATAGACAAAAGCAAAAAGAAACAGATGAAAGATTAGAACGTTGGTGCAGTGATTATGGCAAGGATAGGCTATTTGGAGAATATGCAATTAAAGGTGCTAATCAAGGTAAAGAATATGGCATTAAAAATTCTGGAGATATTGAAGAGTTATCAAAAATAAATGATTTTGATTGGTTAAAAATTAAATTTCAAGAATTTAACAATGTGAAAGTAGATAGTATAGATTTTCCTAAAATAGAAAATAAAAATATTGAATTTTTACATGGCTTGCACGAGTACTGCTTATATAAGTCTGAAAAAAATGTTGCAGAAAATATAGATTTTGTGTTGAATATTGCTTATGCTCAAGATCCAGTAAGTGCTATTATAAGTCATTTTTTGCCTAAAGCTAAGTATAATTCTGAAAAGCAAGAAATTTTGATCGACGATTTAATTTTAGATTGTTTAACTAATAATGATGGAAAAAATACAAGATATTTTAGATTTGTGAGAGATTTTATAAAAAAAGGAAAAAATTTAAAGATTTTATCAGATGCACTTAGTCGTAGTCAAATGCGTAGTAAAATTTGGTTGGTTAATGAATTATCTAAAATTAACAAAAATTTTGATAATATAGTTTTATTAGCAGGGTGGTATGGACAGTTAATTGATTTATTTGGAAATCAAAGCATGAATGAAATTACCTTTGCAAAATTTAGAAATATAGAACTTGACAAAGATTGTTGTTTAGAAAGTGATTACAATTTTAATTTACGTAGATTAGAGGATCATAAAGTTAAAGCAATAAATGCAGATATTAATAATCTTACCTTACATGAAAATGGCTACGAATGGGAAATTGAAAATTTTAAAACTGCAGAAATATATATAGAAAAATTTTTACCAGATTTAATAATCAATACAAGTTCAGAGCACATGTCAACCGAATGGTTTAATCAAATACGTTTTAAAAAATGGACAAAAAAACCTTTGGTTGTAATCCAAAATAATAATTTTTTCGGAATACCTGAACATGTAAACTGTGTACATAGTATTGATCATATGAAAAAAGTATTTCCTATGGAAAAAATATTATACGAAGGAGAATTACAACTTAAAGGCTATAAACGTGTTATGCTAATAGGGTATGCATGAATTTAGAAAATTTTAGTCTAAGAAAGCTACAAAAAGAAAGTTCTCGTGCGTTAGCTACAATAGAAGCAACAAATAATAATATATATCAATTTAATAAACAAGCACATCACGATAGTCAAAATTGGTATAAAACTGTTATAGAATGGTATATGAAAGAGTATGGTGGATTGCCTAGCGAAGTAGGACCAGGAAAAGACATTAAGTTACTAACAGAAAATGTATAATTATAGAGATATAAAAACAATTCATTTAGAAATAACTCAAAATTGTCAAGCTTCATGTCCTATGTGTGATAGGAATCAAAATGGGGGTGCATTAAATCCTCACATAAACTTAGATGAATTAACAATTAATGATGTAAAAAATATATTCACACCGGATTTTATTTCGCAATTATCTACAATGTATATGTGCGGTAATTTAGGCGATCCAATTGTTGCTCGTGATACATTAGAGGTTTTTGAATATTTTAGGAGGAATAATTCTAAAATGTGGTTAAGTATGAATACAAATGCAGGTGCTAGAGATGAGAATTGGTGGCAAGAGCTTGCTAAGATTTATGGCAGGATGGGTGCTGTAATTTTTAGTGTAGATGGGTTGCAAGATACTAATCATATCTACAGACAAGGTGTAGTTTGGGAAAACGTAGAAAGATCAATGCGTAGTTTTACAAGTGCAGGTGGTAGAGGACGTTGGGATTTTTTAATTTTTGATCATAATCAACATCAAGTAGAAGAAGCGGAGCGTCTTAGTAAAGAATGGGGTTTTGAAAAATTTATTAAGAAAAAAACTGGTCGATTTGTAACGGCAAATGTTGAAGTAAAGGACACACATCAAGCAGTTAATAAAAAAGGTAAAAAGACTGCAGAGCTTGCAAAACCTAAAGACGAATTTCAAAATACTGCTGTAAAAAAGTTACCTACTATATTAGAAAATTATGGCACTATGGACAATTATTATGATGTAGTTCCAATAAATTGTAAAGTAAAGAACGAAGGTAGTTTGTTTATAACTGCAGAAGGTTTAGCACTACCTTGTTGTTGGACAGCTGGCAGGATGTATAAATGGTGGCACAAAGATCCTAAAATAGAACAGGTTTGGAATTTTATAGAAAACAAATCCGCAATTAATGCAAAAAATGGTTTACAAAAAGTTTTTGAATCAAATATTTTTAAAGATATAGAAAATAGTTGGACAAAAAAAAGCTGTCTAGATGGAAAGTTAAAAGTTTGTGCAATTAAATGCGGCAAAGAGTTTGATCCTTATTCAGCACAATTTACATAATTAAACAATAAATACGGTATGAATTTAGACGATAAAAAATCTACATTTTGTATTTTACCTTGGGTTCATTTAAGCACTAGACCCGATGGAAGTATGCGAGTTTGTTGCACAGCAAATGCAAGTTCTGTAGGACCTACTAATGACAGAGAACATGGAGGACAAGTTGGTATTTTAAAAACTGAAGACGGAAAACCTAATAATTTAAATGTCAGTGATTTTGTAAGTAGTTGGAACAGTACATATATGAAAAATGTACGAAAACAAATGTTAAATGGAGAAATACCACCTAGTTGTACAAAATGTTTTAAGGAAGAAGCAGCAGGACATAACAGTAAAAGAATGTGGGAAACACGGTATTGGAGTGAAAG